CTTTCAATCGTTCAAGGACTTCAAACAGGTGATCTCTCAAGTCAGTTATTTTGTTTCTTGCCATATTTGTTAATATATTTTGTTATTTCTCGTTTGATAAGTATTGCATTTCTAATGTCCTCAGGATATTTCAAAGGATGTTTGTCCTTTAATGAATATGCTCTGTTACACAATTCCAAGTTTTCAATGTCAAAGTTCCGCTTGTTCCCGTCTTTGAATCTAATTATTGAGCGTGGTTGGATTTCTCCGTAGTGCAATTCCCAAATGTACCGTTGTAATTGCTTTACTCCTTGCTCGGTTTTAATGGTTAGATGGTCTCTGCTTCGTGAAATATGTCCAATCGGTTTCTTGTTGTGTGGTTCTTGTCCTTTAACAAATCTTGTTTTATGACCGTTGTTCATTACTCCTTTCGTTCCTTTGCACCAACTCTCTTGACCTTTCTCAAATTTAGGCAGATGATTGTGAGCTTTGTTTTTCAAGTAGTCATCCCAATATTCTTTGCTCTTTTTCAAGCCATTATTTCTTGCGATGTTTCTAATGACATTGTATGTGCAGTTAAATTTCACCATCAATTCTTTGTTTGATGTGGTTGGGAACAACAAAATGAATTCAGCCATCTCCGATTCAGTCCAAACTTTGATGTATCGCTTTTTCATATCCGTTCCTGATACATTGTCCGACTACCTGTGAAAGATGTTGGAATGGTTTGACATTCTCCGTGGCGATTCTTTGCGATGATGACTTCCGCTTCTTCAACTTCTAACTTTTCGCCTGTGTAGTATGCCGGTCTAAACGGAAACATTACAACATCAGCATCTTGTTCAATACTTCCACTTTCCCTGATATCCGATAACATAGGTCTTTTGTCTGCTCTCTCTTCACACTTGCGAGATAATTGGGCGAGAACAATGACGGTGATATGTAACTCCTTAGCCAACAATTTAAGGTTGCGTGATATCTCTGCGATTTCTTGCTCTCGGTTTGACTTAGTTCCTTTGATAAGCTGGATGTAATCTATCACCAGCAAGTCCAATCCGTGCTTTGCTTTGTGAATCTTTGCTTTAGATTTTATTTGTTGAATCGTGCAGTTTGGATCATCATCCACAAAGAATTCAACACTTGAGTTATTAACACTATCGCATAAAGTTATTACTTCCGCTTCTTTCAATGTAGCATTGCGAATCTTCCAATTTGGGATGTTGACCAATAATGACAGGTAGCGTTTGGCAAGTTGTTCCGATGACATCTCAAGCGAAACAAATAACCCTTTACCATCAATCTTGGCAAAGTCATACATTAATGACAAAGCAAGTGCAGTTTTACCTTGTCCCGGTCTCGCTGCCATTACAATTACATCCCCATCATTCCATCCGCCCAATGTCCTATCTAATGAAATCCATCCGGTTTGCTTACCTGTCATCTTATCACCACGCTTGACGGCTTCAGTGATTGAGTCAACCGCTTTCCCAACTACCTTATGAATGCTAAACGGATCATTGATGGTTGTGAACTTAGTATTGTCTATTAACGCTTGTGTGTATGTCAATAGTTCGGGAAGTTCCTTTGTAAGGTCAATAGAAGCGATTTGCGACACAAACTCTTTGTGAAGGTACTTGGCTTCCAATTTCGGAATATACCCGCTTACGTTAGCAGTATTGGACACATTTTGTCCAATGGTGATAACGGTCATCCTGTCCTTATTGGTCATTCCTTTTGTCAAAGACATATAATCAATGGGTTCATTGGCATAATATGCCGACATCATCCGCTTGATAACCTCTCTGTGTAATGGTTGAGTAAACCATTGGTGCTTTATTCTTGGAAGCAAAGCTCTTGTTTGCTCATAGAACAAAAGTTGTCCGAGTATATAATCTTCAATCTCATTCATAGTTCTTCAAATTAAATACATTCTTGTTAGTAATTTGTGTACTTGTCTCGTTTTTATCAAAAGTTTTTGATTTCTGCATCCACGATTCCACCGCCATCTTCCACTTTTGTATCTTACCTGATTTCCTCGTCCAATTCATAGATTCCCAATAATTAAAAAACGACACGGCTTCGCTGATTGGATATTGTTTTTGTTCAAAATGGGCAATGCATTCTTCCCGTGTTGGAGTGAGTTTGTTTTTTTTCTCTCCTTCTTCTTTTGTTAATTTATTCCTTTGTATAATGTCTTCTTTATATATAGTATGGTTTTCGGACAGTCCGAGATTCGGGAAGTCCGGAGATTGGTCAATCCGAGATTCATTAAATACGGGTTCTTCGTACACAATATGATTCCATCCTTTGACCAAGTTTGTGCTGGTATCAATTACACGAACTGAGATGATATAACCTTTGTCAACCAATCCTTTCCAATGAGTATTGAATCGGTTTCTTCCTATGTTCATTTTCTGCCAAATGACGGTCTTGTAAACAACCCAATCTTCAGGCAATGATAACAGGTAAATCAAGATTGTTTTTTCCTCACAGGTTAATTGTGAGCTTTGCAGAATGTCATTGTTGATGGGAGTGTATCTGCTCTTCCCTGTCTTTTTACTTCTTACAATTTGTCCAATATTTTCCATAATAAAAAAAGCCCTGAATAACTGGAGTAGTAAGAGTACAACCAATTAAACAGGGCAAAAATCTTTTAACATACGGGATCTCTTACCTCCCTGTTATTAATACAAATGTACTAAATCTACACGTTGTATCCTAAATCTTTTTTCACTTTTGTTTGTCGTTTCTGTCTTGCTTCGTATGACTCACCTCGCAGATGTGGATGATCTTCTTGCAGTTTTTGTCTTGTTCTGCGGATACCTTCAGGTGAATGAAGTTTGCCATTTTCAAAGCGATGAAAGAAATTCAAGATGTTGCTCTGTGTTTTCCAAATGGTAGACATCAAAAGCAAATCGTTGTCACGCAGTTCAGGTTTCTTCTCAAGTAACTCACGAACTATTTCAATAATTTTATTCATTGTTTTCTTGTTATGTAAGCCAATGCAATTAGGAACAGGAATAATGCACCAAGAAAGCCAGCGATGAATTGACCTGTAAGCGGATAGTTAACAATAGTCCAACCATATAGGATGCCACTTGCAATAACCATTAATACTATTAGGATGTTTTTCATTGGTCTATGTTAAAAGGTTGGATAAGGGAAAGTGAGAATAATGTATATTGCTTCAAAACAGAATACACAAAAAAGAAGTGTTGCTAAAAGCATAAACAGATTTTCTTGGTGTATCCCAATTCTACCTGTTGGTATTGGATTGCCATCTTTGTCTAAATCTTGAGACCAAAACGGAGTCCTAAAAACAATCTCTGTGTACTTCCAACCGTACTTGAAAAGTGCGTATTTGCTCGGCTTTAATAATACTTTAGTTTCTAATTTAATTGGTTGTGGTTTCATAGTCCTTGTGCGTTAATAAAGTCAGCGTAATCTTGTGCATCACTTTCGTTCTCAAATGTTGCCAGCAGTTCACCGGCAAAATAAACCCTCCATTTAGTGATGAAGTTGATTGATGCCCTAATCACGATTGCTTTCATTCTTTATAGCGTTATATTGATTCTCCCAAGTACGAGCTTTGTCCTCCAATTCTTGCTTGGTCTTCTCGTGTGACATCTTTGCAAGCAAGGTTTGATTCTTGGAATCTTGCAGTTCAATTCTCAATGTCCAAATTTCCTCATCAAGTTTTTTGTTAAACCGATTAAGACGGTCAAACTCGTGAATGAAATCTTGTGACTTTTTCTCGTTTATGTATAATCTATACACTAACACGGCAGAAGTCAAGCCAAGTCCGATGGTTAATATCATTTTGCTTTTCCTTTATAGAATTTGAATTCGTGGATTGTCTTTGAAAATTCATCAAACTCAGGTATGAATCTGTCTTTCTCAAATTGGTACGGTGTCGCTTCAGGTAGATCTTTTGTTCTTGCCTTCTTCAAGCAATGGATTGCATATCCCACCGCAAAAGCGATGGGAGTTAAAACGATTGGGTAAATGATGTCTAATGCCATAATTCAAACTAACAACCTTTTTTTCAGTTATGCAAATTTATTTTCTAATTGTCTTTGTAAATGAACGATTTATTTTGTGATTGACAAAAATAGCTCTCCAGCGTATGTCAATTTCTCATCAATGATTTCTTGTGCATCCTCATCCAATGTGATAAGTGTACCTGTTACCTTCTTTCCTTCAGGCATTCGTGGATCATAGGAAACAAAAACACCCTCTTCCAATCCGGTTGCAATCATACCCATCTGCATCTGCCAATAGTACTCAGTCCGTTTGGATTTCAAATGGTCATTGTTCTTGATAAAGAAGTTTTGAAGGTGATTACCGGAGTTAAAAGGACATTTAATTTCAACGAGCTTGTCACCAAGTGCATCAGGTGAATACCCACCCCACAAACCATAGGTGATAAATGTGTAAGATTCCGCACCGTAGTATGTGAAGAAGTCATCCGATTGTTGCTGGAAGTAATGGAACGCTTCTTTTTCGTGTTCCTTTCCCCAATCTAATGCTCTACCATATATTTCAGTACGATGTCCTGATAGGTATTCCGCTGCCTTTTCAAACACAAATGACTTTGCGGTTTCCGACAGGTACTCCGATTTTGATTTCGGAGTCCCCATCAGTTTGTGCAGTTCGGAAGCGGTGAACCTTGACCGCCTTAAATCTTGCCAATCCTCTTCGTTCAAATTAGCGTGAATTGATGGAAGTTGAAATTTCATTTCTCGCCAATTAAAAGTTTTTGATTTGCTGAAGATACATCATACTTGCTCAAGATGTCGGACATCAGTCCACCTGTCTTGAGATGCTCAACGGCTTTTGTCCAAGATGGATGCTTTGGATGTAATTCATCACGCTTTATAACGGCTTGTCTTCCCATTGCTTTCTCTGCATCATCATCATCATCAATGTTCAAGTTTAGGATTGAACCGAGTGCATACCTACGAGCATAAGTGATGGCTGAACCCATTGCCTGTGGATCATTCTGCTTTGCAACAGGCATCACATAGGATGACTCCATCCATTCTCCCGATTCGGAATGAACGATGATTGTGGTTAATGCATCACCATCGGGAAATTGACTGACCGCCAAACCGCATTCGCTCAATGGCTTTTGGATGGTAGACAAGATGTTTGCCAAACTTGCATACTTTGACTTAAAGAAAGGATTGTTTGATTCCTTTGCTACCTTGCTCACCGATGCTTGGAATTTTACCAATGCACCAGCAATGTTCTTGATTGATTCGCTTTTATTCATAGGAAATTTGTTTTGTGTCCGAGCATAAAAATAATAGTAAACTTGTCCGGTTCAAGATAGAAGAATCTTTCTGCTTCAATGCCTACCAAGTTGGTCTCAACACATCCACCGAAGTACACATCTTTCTTAATCATATACGGTTCAAGTTCATCAAAGTGATTGTTCAGCAAATAGTCATCTACTTGCTTATCAGTATAAACATACTTATCATCCTTACCGAGTGTAAGAATCCAACCATTGATTGTTGCTTCAATCATTGTTTACCTCCTTCAAAGCGATTTCAATGACTGCCTGTGCTTTTGGAGAAACAATGTTCCCCTCAACTAAATACTTCCTAACCGTTGGAAGTGATACACCGGCTTTGCGTGCGACTGACTGCAACAGACCTTGTCTGCGTTTCATTTTAATTTCTTCTATTGCTTTCGTGTAATCCATAACGAGAGCAAAAGTAAATTAAATGTTTTAATTATGCAAGTATTTTTTTTGTTTGTGAAATTAACTTTTCACTTCTACTGCAAAAATCAAGTCCCCAAGACGGGCATTCAGTTCGTTCACCAACTCCATTTGTAGTGATTCGGTGAATGCATCGGACAAAAAGTGTGTTGCCTTTGTACCTCTTCTATGAATCTTTCGTGCAATAGCTTTGGCGAGTGAATCATAGGTTTGGTCTTGTGCTGGCTTGATTCCTTTATATGCAATCCATTCCTTAATTGACTGCCACAGGTACGGAGTTCCTTCAATATGCCCGTTCCTTGTTGGCTTTCTTCCGTATTCAACAAACTCCCAATAATCCTCAGCGAGCAAAATGGTGTTGACTGATGTTGGAGTTTTGATGATTTCTCCGGGAACAAAGGATTGCTTCAATGCAGATGATGCATTCACTCCTTTTGAATCCATTGAACGAGCAATTTCAGGATAAACCTTTTGATTCCACCAATTTTCAATGATTTGATTTAACAAGTCATCGTTTCCACCCTCACCAAGAAAGGTGTCAAGTGCATCACCCAATTTGCTCAAATCTATTTCAGCCACGATAACAGAGTTAAAATTCCTAAACCTATACTTATACCCTTAAACAACTTTAAAGTTGTTATAATGGCTTTATTTTGCCTTAAAAGTGAATTATTCTCCTCATTCAAGTATGCGATGTTTACATTTTGTTTGGTTATGATGGAATCTTGTTCCGAAATAATGATGGAATCCGATGTCACAATCTTGCGAAGATGAGTGACTTGTTGCCTTGCAATCGCACCTTTGACCAAGTATGTGTTGGCTTGTTTGATTGTATTGGTATCAATAAGCACTTGACCTGATAAATTCAACGACCAAAAAATTAACCCATAGGTTGATATTTTAATCATCTTCTTCATCTTATAAGGTAGCATTCTTCTTTGATTGTTTTTCTTTTTCTGCAATGAGCTTCTCAAGATACCACCTTGCCTTGTATAAATCTTCCAATCCGTTCTTGTCTTCGCATCTCCACAAGTATTTTATGATATTGCCGGTGCATACTGCGACCAACCCTTTCTTTTTGATGGTGGCTGATTCAATCGCATCAATGCACTCTATATCTCCTTGCTTGTAGTGGGTTCGTATAAACTTTGATGATGGAA